TCTATCACGCTGAGTTGATAACGGATTTCCTCCTGCTGGGATGAGGGCCACCCCCAAGCTCCCTCCGCTATACTCCGAATCTCTGCTCATCCGAACCAAAAATTCTCAAAAAAAAAATCCCTAGCCAGCATTTTCCACTGGCCAGGGATCTATCTAGTAATCCAATAGTTACTTAGTACTTACTCTTACTTATTATCTACTCTTTTTGTGTTGGTAGTTAGTGTCTTACTACTCTTTCTAAGTAAAGTAGATTATCTAGCGTTGTCAAGGGCACCTTTACCGTCGTATATTTGCGGGCACCTTTTTCTGAGAGGAAATCTAGGTTGGACATAGCAGAGATTCTGAGTATAGCGGAGGGAGCTTTGGGGTTGCCCTCATCCCAGCAGGAGGAAATCCGTTATCAACTCAGCGTGATAGAGGATGCAGAAAAGAGGGAAGTTGCACACGGGGATTTCCTAGAATTTGTGAAGCAAGTTTGGCCTGCGTTCATTGAGGGTGATCATCATCGTGTCATGGCTGATGCTTTCAACAGGATTGCCAATGGCGAGTTGAAGAGATTGATCATCAACATGCCTCCTCGTCACACCAAATCAGAATTTGCGTCTTATCTATTCCCTGCCTGGTATCTTGGGAAATATCCAGACAGAAAGGTTATTCAAACTGCTCACACTGCCGAACTAGCTGTCGGCTTTGGTCGTAAGGTTCGTAATCTTGTGGGTGTCGCTGATTACCAGAACATATTTCCGAATGTTACTCTGAGTGCGGACTCCAAGGCAGCGGGTCGTTGGAACACGAGTCAAGGTGGTGACTACTTCGCTATTGGTGTTGGTGGTGCAGTTACGGGTAAGGGTGCGGACATTCTTATTGTTGACGACCCCCATTCAGAGCAGGAGGCAGCCACGAATGATCCGGCTGCCTACCATAAGACTTATGAATGGTACACCTCAGGTCCAAGACAGAGGCTACAGCCTGGTGGTGCTATATGCCTAGTTATGACGCGCTGGTCGAAAAAAGATCTTACGGGCATGATCACACGGGCATCAATAGAAAGAGGTGGTTCAGACGAGTGGGAAGTCATCGAACTGCCAGCCATACTTCCTAGCGGTAAGTCACTTTGGCCTGGGTTCTGGCCCATTGAGCAGCTTGAGGCTCTCAAAGCCGAATTGCCTGTTGGGAAATGGACTGCCCAGTATCAGCAGGACCCCACCTCCGAAGAAGGCGCGATCATCAAACGGGAATGGTGGAAAAAATGGGAAAAGAAAGATCCGCCAGATTGTGACTTTGTGATCCAGTCGTGGGATACTGCATTTCTTGCCAAAGAAACTGCCGACTATAGTGCTTGCACAACGTGGGGTGTCTTCTATGATGAAGACAAAAGAGCAAATATTATTTTATTGGATGCAATACAGGAACGACTGGAATTTCCTAATCTGAAAATTCGTGCTTACGAGTTGTATAAAGAATATGAACCGGACGCTTTTATCATTGAAGCCAAGGCATCAGGTAGTCCCTTGATATTTGAATTGCGTAGGATCGGTATCCCGGTTTCGGAATACAGTCCTGGGCGTGGCAAAGATAAGATTGCCAGGGTCAACGCCATATCCGATCTTTTTCACAGCGGTCATGTATGGGCACCCCAAAAGAGATGGGCCGAAGAAGTTGTTGAACAGTTTGCTGCATTTCCTACGGGGGATTACGATGACTTGGTTGACTCATCGACTCAAGCGTTGCTAAGGTTCAGACAGGGTGGTTTTATAAATTTGGATAGTGACGATCCGTGGGATGAGTTGCTGCCTATGCGTAAGGCGGATTACTATTAGATGAGCGACCAATGGTAGGCCAACAGGTTCCTCCCGGTTATTACGTTAGTAATAGCTCCGATGCGGATGTATTCTACGCAGACAAGAGCGGCAATTTCTATTTCAGGAAGGAAGTTGGAAAGAAATGGTCACGCACCGATAAGTGGAATTTCGATCATGTTTGTGATGTGGAGACTGTGAACGAGGAGCAGGGCGTATCTGCTTCCGTGAATTCACACGACGGTAGGGGCATGGAGATAAAGGTGAGTGCCCATATAGGCGTCACTGTATCGGACGTGATGAAATGGCATTACGTCAACCCGGATGGCAATCAGGCTGCGGTATGGGCTGGACCGGAAGGTGGTCCGGGTGAGGGGGTGAGCGTGGATGCGGGTGTCTGGTATGACAAGAACGGTGATATCCATGTGAAGTTCTCGACCTGTGGTGTAATTCCGCATTTGGCGTTTGGCACGTCATTGGTCATCAATCCGAAAACCGTCGAGGATCTGGATAAGCCCACGGCAGACGACAAGGCATTTTCCAAGGGCTTGACTCAAGGATTAACATTGGGTATTGCCGATAAAGCACCACCCGTGATTACGCATACTGTTGCTACTCTTCATAAACTTGCAGATGATCTCGGGAAGATTCTTTGATTACGAGTTGGGGGTTAGCGAATGCCGATAGATAAATCCCTGGAGGGTTTGTTTAGTCAGGATGATTTTGATATGGGTCCTGAAGGACTCATGGTTATCGAAGAAGAAGGAGAGGAACTAGGGGATTCGATAGTTACGGAACTTGAGGATGGTGGCGTAGAAATTGATTTTGACCCGATGGCAGATGTCGGTAGCGTGGAGACGGAGTTCTCCTCTAATCTCGCAGAGGTTATAGACGATAAAGAACTGCGAACGATTGCTATTGATCTGATCGGTAAGTTTAATGCAGACATAAGCAGTAGAGGCGACTGGGAGCAGACGTATAAAGAAGGACTCGACAATCTAGGGCTGGAAATCGAAGATCGCACTGTGCCATGGGCTGGAGCCTGTGGCGTTTTTCATCCCATGTTGTCCGAGGCGGTCGTGCGCTTCCAGAGTCAGACGATTCAGGAGATTATGCCCGCCAAGGGACCTGTCAAAACCCAAGTATGGGGACTCTCCACCAAAGAGCTTGAGAATCAGGCCAAGCGTGTTCAGGACTACATGAATTATCAGCTTCTGGAAGTGATGACTGAGTATCGCTCAGAAACTGAGAAGCTTCTGTTCAGCTTGCCGCTCGCTGGATCGGCGTTCCGTAAGATCTACTTTGATCCTTCGCTGAACAGACCGACCTCTATGTTCGTGCCTGCCGAGGATTTTGTTGTTTCATACAATGAGTCGGATTTGGATCATGCAGAGCGTTATACCCATGTGATGAACCGAAGCTCAAACCAGATAAAAAAGCTTCAGGTCAGTGGTTTCTATAAAGATGTAGAGCTTTCTTCGTCATTTATCGAAGACAATCCAATCACCGATAAGTATCGGGAGATTGGTGGGGTCAAGCCGTCATATGATAAAGAGGATAGGCACCAGCTTCTTGAGATGCACGTTGATGTAGACTTGCCGGGATTTGAGGATCGCGACGGTATCGCACTGCCGTATGTCATCACCATCGACAAAAGTAGTTCCACAATCCTGTCGATCTATCGGAATTGGTCTGAATCTGATGATGATCGAAAGAAAAAGCAGCATTTCGTTCATTATGGATATGTTCCCGGCATTGGATTCTATAATCTAGGTTTGATCCATATGATTGGGGGCCTCGCGAAATCAGCGACTAGCCTGCTGCGCCAGCTTGTTGATGCGGGAACTTTGTCCAATTTGCCCGGAGGACTGAAAACTCGTGGACTCAGAATCAAAGGCGATGATACGCCGATTATGCCAGGAGAATTCAGAGACGTTGATGTGCCGGGAGGGGTCATCCGTGACAACATTACCTTCCTTCCGTATAAGGAACCTTCTGCGGTCCTTTACCAGTTACTCGGTAATATTGTGGAAGAGGGCAGGCGTTTTGCTTCGATGGCGGACCTTAAAGTAGCAGACATGAACCAAGAGGCTCCCGTTGGGACCACTCTTGCGATCATGGAGCGGGCAATGAAGGTGCAGTCTGCGATCCAGGCTAGAATCCATGCGAGCCTGAAACAGGAATATAAGATTCTCGCTCGTATTATTTATGAATTCACAGATCCAGATTATCCATACGAGACAGATGCTGGAGAAGGGATCAAGCTTGAAGATTTCGATGACCGTGTAGATATCATACCTGTATCGGACCCGAATGCGTCTTCAATGGCACAGCGGATCATGCAGTATCAGGCCGCACTGCAGTTGGCCGCGCAAGCACCCAACCTGTACGACCTACCCTTGTTGCATCGTCAGATGATGGAACTGATCGGTATTCCAAATGCCGATAAGGTTGTACCGATGACTGATGAGGTGCCACCCACCGATCCGGTTAGTGAGAATCAGGATATTCTCACGCTATCGCCTGTTAAGGTATATGAGTATCAGGACCATGAGGCGCATATGCGCGTCCACATGGTTCTGAAAAACGATCCCCAGATGGCGCAGGAAGTTCAGAATAGTCCCGCTGGTGGGGCGGTTATGGGTGCGCTGGACTCACATGTCCGTGAACACCTGGCATTCATCTTCCGTAAGCAGGTAGAGGATGAGCTTGGTGTTCCGCTGCCGCCGATGGGTCAGTCGTTGCCACAGGATGTTGAAAAGAGACTCAGCACCCTAGTTGCGGATGCAGCCGATCAAATGATGGGCAAGAAGCAACAGCAGGCGCAGGCCGCACAGCAAGCCGCGCAACAGGAAGATCCGATCCTACAAATGAGGCAGCAGGAACTTGCGATCCGTCAGTCAGAGGCTGAGTCGAAGCAACAGATAGGTGCGGCGAAACAGGAACTCGCCCAACAGAAGATGCAGACAGATTCGCAACTTGCTCAACAGAAGATGCAGACAGATTCGCAACTTGCTCAACAGAAATTGCAGGCGGATGTACAAAAGGATGGTGCGGATCAACAGATGGATGCCGCAGAGCTTCATCTTGAGGTACAGAAACTTGCGAGTAAAGAGCGTATGGAGACTGAAGAACTGAAGCTTGAGGAGCAGAAGTTTGCGTTAGCATCAGAAATTGAAGAAGCCAAGTTTAGGGCTGAACAGGAACTGGAAGGTATTAAACTCGGCAGGGAAATAGTAAAGGACGGCGATAGTGAGTGAGGCCGTACTCTCGGTTCTCAAGAAAAAGATACAAGTTCAGATGAGTGTAATCTCTGACCATATTTCTTCAGGTTCATCTAAGGATATAGAAGATTACCGTAAGATGTGTGGTATGATAGAAGGACTTGCGTGGTCAGAACGTGAGATTATAGATTTAGAGAGTAGACTTAATGATCTTTAATATTGTGTTGTTTAGGTGAAGTTGGTAGGATGATGTACCCTCGCTCTTTATGAGCGCATATTTTCGCTCTTTATGAGCGCATATTTTCGCTCTTTATGAGCGCATGTTTTAACGAGAGGCTAAAATGGCTACACTCGCAGAAGAAACTGTGGAAGACACAGTATCGACTGAGGATGGTTGGGAACAAAAACAGGACGGGGAAAAGACGTACGCATCGCAGTTGCCTGTGCCCAAGGGTTACAAGCTTTTGATTACGCTGCCTGAAATCGGAGAAAAAACCGAAGGCGGTATTATCAAGTCGTCTGAATCCCGGCATGAGGAGTCTATTGCGACCGTCGTGGGTTGGGTCATGTCCATGGGGCCTGATGCCTATAGCAATTACGACCGATTTCCCAGTGGACCGTACTGTCAAGTGGGGGATTGGGTCGTTTTTAGGGCATTCAGCGGCACAAGGCTCAAGGTTCAGGGCAGAGAATTTCGCTTAATTAACGATGATACCGTTGAGGCAGTTGTAGAAGACCCCAGAGGCGTAGAGAGGGCTTAACGTGAGTAATGAAATCGGAAGAATGAGCGCAGAGGATAGGTTTTTGGGTGTAGCGACCACCGTTGATATACCCGGAAAAGATTCAACTCCCGCAGGAGTAGATGAGATCGACGTTGATGTTATCGATGACCGTCCGCTTGAGGACCAGGGACGTGGTGAATCGTCTTCTGGTGTTGGGGCGACGAGCGCGGAGTCTGATGATGAGATGGCAACAGACTCAGAAATTGAAAGTTATGGAAATCGCGCATTTAAGCGCATGAAAAAGCTCAAGTGGCAATTCCACGAAGAGCGTAGGGCTAAGGAATCCCATGAACGACTAGCTAATGAGGCTGTTAACTACACAGGTACGCTCCAGGTTGAAAACCAGAGGCTCCTGAGACTTGTTCAGGATTCCCAAAAGGCACTCAATGAGCACAGTCGGTATGGTGCTCAGATGGCAGTTCAGTCTGCACAGACAAAACTAAAAGAGGCCTACGAATCTGGGGATGCAGAGGAGATTGCAAAGGCACAGCAGGCTATGACGCAAATGCAGCTTGTGGAGGCGTCATCTCCCAATGTATCCCAGAGGGTTACGGACAATTGGAAACAATCCGTGTTGTCCGAAGAGCGCCAACAGGTACGGAATCAGCCTGTGGCGCGTCCACAGGTACAGCAGCCTGAGTCAGCAGCTATGGAGTGGCAGGAAAGTAATCCGTGGTTTGGACAGGATACTGAGATGACCAGCTTTGCTTACGGAGTCCATGAGCGACTCGTTAACGAAGAAGGTATTGACCCGGAATCCGGTGCATACTATAAATCAATTGATACCCGTATGAGGGATGTGTTTCCATCATACTTCGGTAACAATAACGAGAGTTCTACTAAACCACTTGTTGTTGAGACCGCAACTCGTCGCAGGACGAGTCCCGTGGTGGCACCAGCTATGAGAAGCAGCGGTGCTGCGCCACGCAGAGTTACATTGACTTCGACCCAAGTTTCACTCGCGGGACGCTTGGGACTAACGCCACAGCAGTATGCTACACAGCTTATCAAGGAGATGGTCTGATGGCTGATGAACGCGCTCCCAGGGAATCTAGGACATTGGAGGATCGCGAAGCTGAAACTCGCGATAAGGCTTGGGAACCTGCATCCATGCTTCCTGACCCAGATCCGCAAGACGGGTGGGAGTTTCGGTGGATACGAACTTCTTCGCAAGGCAGCTCAGACAACACGAATGTGTCAAAACGCTTTCGTGAGGGATGGGAGCCGGTTCGTGCCGAAGATCACCCGGAACTACAAATTAGGAGCGATCATAAATCGGAATGGGCACAGAAAGGTGGAATCGAAGTCGGTGGTCTATTGCTCTGTAAGGCAGCGGAAGAGATTGTTAATAAGAGGCGGGAATATTTCGCCAACCATGCTGAATCCCAGATGCAAGCCGTCGATAATGCCTATATGCGTGAGAACGATCCCAGGATGCCTGTTTTCGCGCCTGAACGAAAAACTCGTGTAGTTTTCGGCAAGAGTAACCGCTGAATGCTACGACACTGCTAATAGAGGTGATTATGGCTACTACGGCGGCCCCATACGGGGCAAGGCCCGTTGGCACTCTTAGTGCTTCTGGGTCATTCACCAGTAAGACGAGACATCTGCCGATTATTACTACTTACGGCACACAGATCTCTAATGGTGATTTTGTTAAGGTCGCGTCAGATGGTACTATCGCGAAGGATGTTGGTACTACTGCGTTGACCACAGTTGGAATCTTTTTGGGTTGCTCCTACACGGACCCGACGACCGGCCAGAAGACGTTTTCAAATTTTTGGCCCGCATCGAATGCGGCCACTGATGCGATGGCGTATGTGCTGGACGATCCTTTTGTCGTTTTCCAGATGCAAGCCGACGAGGCGTTGAACACTACGGATCGCGGACTTAACGCATCTATTGTTGTAACAGCCGGTACTACGACTATCGGCAGGTCCAAGAGCGCACTTGATGGCAGCACCCCGGCAACAACGAATACGCTGCCTCTTCGCATCCTCAGTTTTGTTGATGGGCCTAGCAGCCTACCCCCGAAAGGGACGACGGCGAGTGATGCGTATCCAGATGTAATCGTGAAGTTCAACGCTGCGTCTAGCGGGTCAGCTTCTAATCATTCCTATTTGAACGCCACTGGCGTATAGGAGGCTGACTAATGGCTATTTCACGAGCACAACTTCTCA